TACAGCTCATGGTTGGAAAACATTCACCGTTGTCCACAAGAATGCAACCATTCAATATGCCAAACAATGCCCAGCTACTGTGGAGAATAGTGAAGCCAAGTGTGCAACTTGTAAGCTGTGTGATGGTAGCAAACTTGATGTGTTTGTTCGTGCTCACGGTACTGGTGCAAAGTATGTAACTGCTGTTTGAATCATTCCACTCATCACAATAAAGGGGTCATTACGGCCCCTTTTCTTTGTGCCCATCAAATTCGTTACGACATCACAAGGACGCACCACACATGTACGCACCTCGTGTTTTCAAAGTGTACACATCATCTGGTGTTGTTGTGTTGATGGCAGCACATCAAACACATGCACATCAAACAGTCAAGGAGTTATTCCCTGACGATCATATCCGTATGGTTATTCATGACACTGATTGGGAGGATCACCAATGAACATGAAATCATTCATTGAAACCTGTGCAATTGCATCAATGATGGTATTGATGTCAACGATGACATTTTATGGAGCACTAGGTGTTGAACCAGTTGCACCGAAAACACACATGGAGGCACAACGATGACAGTGTTTACAGTGTTAGATCACTGGATGCACATCATTGCCATCTTTAAGGACAACAAACAAGCACTTGCATACATGGAGGTACTGAAGAGAGAGTCACCTGATTCATTCTTTACTGTGGAGGAACATCCCATTATCTGAGGTTTTAAGGATGCCACGCCCACCTCCTTATCATGATGGACGCACCTGAAATCATCCCTAGATCGATTGATCTAGTCAACGCTGTGTTCAATGCAATCACTCAATGACATAACATACTTGGATGCACTGTTGCTTATGTGTCAGCATTTACAGCAACTTGACTGCAGCGATCCTGAATACATGGACGCATTGCAATGCATCAGTGACTGTGAACGTAGACAAATGGAGTTACAGTGTAATGGCTAAGAAGGATCCGTTTCCCAATAATTGGAAAGAGGTATACGAATTAGAAGACGACGAGATTGAATCACCCCCGTTTCTTCATGTTTGGGAGGACTCAGTAGTTTGGGATCTTCCTGATCCGTATTGTTGCATTGTTAGAGCCTATAACCGTAAGGATAATAAACTTCGTGAGTACGCATACAAGCGTGAGAGTTCAGCTCAAGCAAAGATTCAAGAGCTTGCTTTTATCGGTGAAGAACTCACCATCCTTACTCAAGTTTATGTTGCAACCATCAACTACTTCGATGACGACCATTCTTGAACTTCCTGGGGAGCCAGCATTTAAAGGGAGTTACTTCACAGCGGATGAGTACACCGATGCTTGGGGTGACGACTGGCACACTGTCTTTATGCAAGATCTGCATAGGGACCAAGCCGAACAACCAGACTGATACAAACGCACTACAATGCCTGCGCCTCGCAAGGACTCATGACGCTTGTCGATTGTTTAGGATTGTATCTAGGGTGGGATCGGGTATCCGCACCACTTCAGCTGCGGTTTTACTGCGGTTCTGTGCAGCTTCGTGTGGGGTGTGTGTTGCTAGGATGTGATTGGTTCTTCAGACGTTCTGATGCCCGAATCATCCAGTCCACTACTCACACTGAGAACGGACGACGTGATGTGGAAAGTCTGCCGCATTCACGAGTTGTTTCGCACTCAGGACACTGAAGTACCAGGCCAGTTGGTGTCAGTGTTCTGCTACATTGCCTCTCACAATCCTTGTAATTTACAAGCGATTGAGAAGGCTCTTGCATTGTCTCCTAACAGTGTAAGTCGCAACACTGACTGGCTCAGCTCGCACCATCGTCTAGGTAAACCAGGGATGAACCTAATTACAAAGAAGGTTGATCCACTGAACTATCGTAGACGTGTTGTTGAATTAACACCAAAGGGACACACCATGGTCAATCAGATCAAGGAGATTCTCAATGATCACTGAACATGTCAAAACATGGGGTGAAGCGGTCGACTTTACCTTCAAAACCAGGGACGCATGGAGGCACGGCAATTCCAAGCCCACCAACATGTACAACTGCCAACACATCACAAATGCGATTGGCAATTCCTTTCCACTTACAAAAATCACACCGTTGATCATCAATCAGGTCTGCATTGACCTTGAGGAGGAGCGTGGCATGTCCAGCTCCACGATCAACCGTGTGATCAGTGCGGTTAGCACGGTGTTGACGCATTGTGAGCGGATGGGTGTGATTGAATTCACACCACCGAAGTTCCAACGGCGCAAGGAGGGCGAGCACCGTCTCACATGGTTCACCAAGGATGAAGTGGAGACCATGCACAAGGCAGCACTCGACCCCTTTTCACGGGACGATGTGTCAGCAATTGTCTTGGTTGCTGCCTACACAGGCATGCGTCAGGGTGAGCTACTTAAACTTCGAACGAAAGACATTGATCTTTCCACGAATCAGGTTTACATCGGTGGACGTGATGGCTTTGAAACAAAGGCCAAGAACTTCCGTGCTGTCCCTATCCATGGACGCATCCAACAGCTACTACACAACCGTTGTGAGTATGCACGCCGAGATGATTTAATCTTTGGTGATGACTGGCCTGGTGGCAAGGATCAACTGATTCGTGCTTTCAAAAAAGTAAGGAATTACGCTGTTAAGAAAGATGACAAGTGGGCCTTCCATTCCCTGCGTCACAGCTTCGCCACTTGGTGTGCCGAGGCAGGTGTCCCGATCAGAACCATCATGGGTCTCATGGGACATGCCAACGTCGAAACTACGTTACGATATGCAAAGGTCACAGACCAGGCACGAGTGGACGCCATTCATTCCATCTGAGACCCGACTAGGCGCGTCTAGCAACCCCGTCTGATACGCTCTTTGAGCAGCTGGCGGAGGGCAACTCTCACGAGTCCCATCGCTGGAATCCCCACGCGGATGTGGCGGAATTGGTAGACGCGCTAGTTTCAGGTTCCACAACAGACTTGATTTGATAGGTGCCATGGAGCCGGGGTAACACCCGGCTTTCCTTTTGGTTACTCACTTCCACTCACCACAGGGAAGTACGACCGGATCTAGCGACAACCCTTCCATTTGAGACAACATGGTTTCACCAGCTCTCACCGAGCAAGAGATCGAACTTGAAAGACGAGCCATCGCCTACGGACGCCAGTGGCTCCTAGACAACACCAGGAAGCTTGAGGAGCGGTCTTACGCCTCAGCCAGTGTGTATGGCACACCATGCATCCAAGCAGCCTTGCTGGACGTTGCAGCGGTCATTCAGAGCACGCTCAACCGCGTCCACGAGGGTCACAACGGTAAAGACTTCGTCACCATCCACCAGTACCTGGAGGAGATCGAACCAGAGGCAGCAGCAGCCATTGCGTTGAAGCTGACCTTCGACAAGGTGTTCGCCCCCAAGGACAAGGCCAACGAGATTGCCAATGTGATCACAGCCATTGGCTTTGCGTTGGAACAGGAGGCGCAGCTGCGTTGGTACGAACGCCAAGACCCTGAGCTGTACGACCGCATCAAACGGCAGTACTGGCACAGCTCATGCGGCACACAGCAGAAAGCCGTCATCGCTCGAACGATGATGAATCGCCACGAGTATCACTGGGATACGTGGGGCACCGTTGTACGGGCAAAGCTGGGGGCGTGGCTGCTGGATTGCGTGATGAAGGCCACGGGGTGGTTTGAACGGTTGACGGTGGTACGCCACAACGGCACACCGACCTTGATCGTGCCAAGCCTGCTATTTGCCACGACACGGGAGGAGTTGATGCGTGATGCGCTGATGTTCTCTCCAATGGCTTGGCCCATGTTGGTCCCACCACGAGATTGGTCACCAATACAGGCGGGTGGATACCTCCTGAATGAAGTGATGCACGGCCATGAGATGGTCCGCAGGGGCGACGTGACACTAATACAGGGGAACACACCTCTCCTGTTTTTGAACCGCCTCCAGCGGGTCGGCTACACCCTCAACAGCTTTGTTGTGGACGTGGCTGAGACGTTGATGGAAAGGCGCATGTCGGTGGGCAAATTCCTGCCGATCATCGAGCTACCGCTGCCCAACAAGCCGTGGGACATTGCGGACAACGAAGAGGCCAGGCACGAGTACAGACGGCAGGCAGCTGAGGTGATGAACCAAAACGCTGCGTCATTCAAACGGTCCTGCCGTACACGGATGACAATGGAAACCGTGAAGATCTTCAAGGAGAAGGACAAGTTCTTTCTTCCGTGGTCATTTGACTATCGAGGTCGCACGTATCCGATCCCGGCCTTTCTCACTCCACAAGATACGGACTTTGGTAAATCACTACTGAAGTTTGCAGAACCTGCCTTCATGACCGACGAGGCTGAAGGCTGGTTGGCGTTTCAAGTTGCCACAACCTACGGGTTAGATAAGGCAACGATGGAGGAACGTCAGGTGTGGACATCTCAGAACCACGAACTGATTTCGCGTATCGCTTCCGATCCACTTGCCAACATGGCTGAGTGGGAGGTGGCATCTGAACCGTGGCAATTTCTTGCTGCGTGTGAGGAATACAACGCTTGTGTGATTGAGTGCTCCAGAAGTTGGACGAACCTACCTGTTGCAATTGATGCAACGTGTAGTGGACTCCAGATCTTGGCTGGCCTTGCTCGTGATCGATCAACTGCACAGTTGGTCAATGTGTTCCCCAGCGAACAACCACAGGATGCCTATAAGGTCGTTGCAGAACATGCAAAGACCAGGCTTCCAAGTCATCTCGCTTGTCTTCTTGATCGGAAGGTCACAAAGAGAACAGTGATGACGATACCGTACAACGCAACAAAACACTCTAATCGTGCTTACATTCGTGAAGCACTGAAAGAAAAGGGTGCAGAGTTTAGTCCTGATGAGTTGACACAGATTGTGTCTGCTGTCAGGGAAGCGATGTACGAGGTTGTTCCGGGTCCAATGCAAGTAATGGATTGGATCCGAAAAGAAGTTGGCGCTGCGTTTAAACGTGGCGTAGATCACCTGCAATGGGAGACACCTTCAGGATTTGTTGTCAAACAGAACCGAAGGAAGCCGGACACCAAACGTATAAGACTGCAGATACTTGGTGAATGCAAAGTGAAGCTAACAACTGGATTTGAAGGTCCAGATGTTAATGGACACAAGTCCAGCACTGCTCCCAACCTGATTCACTCCTTGGATGCATCGATTCTTCATCGAGCATTTCTTAGGTTTGATGCCCCATTCACTGTGATTCATGACTCCGTTCTTTGTAGAGCGACAGACATGGGCACTCTTAATCGCGTAGTACGGGAGACCTACTACGAAATCTTCAGTGAAAGCAATCCACTATTGGATTTTGCTGAAGCTATTGGCGCCGAGACCGAACCACCAATCATCGGTGATCTGGATCTCGATTCCGTCCTTGATTCAACTTACTTTTTTTGTTAATGGCCCCCAAAACTATCGTCACTGAAAAGCCTGTCACTCTTGAAGGTTATCAGGCTGTGATGAAGCCCAGCAAGTTTGGTTACTCTCTTGCTACTATTTTCACTGATGACATCATTGAGAGTCTTGAGTCTGATCGGGCTGAAGTTCTCAAGTGGTGTGAATCGAAACTGAAGAACCCAAAGCGTGCAACCCTCAAGCCTGAACCTTGGGAGGAAGTGGCTGACGGTAAGTACAAAGTGAAGTTCTCGTGGAACGAGGACAACATGCCAACGGTTGTGGATAGTGAAGGTACGGTGATTAAGAACACCAACCTTCCTGTTTACAGTGGTAGTACGGTGAAGCTGGCATTCATTCAGAAGCCGTACATCCTTAAGGATGGTGTCACCTATGGCACTAGTCTGAAGCTTAAAGGCATTCAGATCATCAGCCTTTCATCGGCTGCTGGCGTGGATGCAGGTGATATGGACGCTGAAGATGTTGCCGAGCTGTTCGGAAAGACCAAGGGCTTCAAAGCTGACGATCCGAACGTGACTCCTGCCCCGGTCGACGAGGACGCGGACTTCTGAAATGGCGTTTCGCTCTGGGCTTGAAGAGAAGGTCGCTGATCTTCTCGTCAGCCTGGGGGTGAAATACGAGTACGAGTCAACAAAGGTTGCATACCAGATACAGCATAACTACACTCCTGACTTTCTTCTTCCGAATGGTGTCTACCTTGAAGCCAAGGGTCACCTAACGGAAGAGGATCGTCGGAAGATGAAAGCTGTAAAGGAGCAGAACCCTGAACTCGATATTCGTTTTGTATTTCAGTCCCCGTATAACAAGATCTACAAAGGATCTAAGACAACGTATGCCAAATGGGCCGAGAAACACGGCTTCATGTGGTGTGCATTCCACTCTATCCCTATTGAATGGCTGACGTAGACCTGATCAAGGATCTTGCATCCAATCTAATCATGGCTCTTGATAAGCATTCATCGTCGAATGACATCATCGAGGGTTTTGAAAACGCACTTGATGACTACGAAGAACTCGTTGTTCGTTATCAGAAATGACACCAAAGGAACGAATCACTGAATTCTTTGCTGACACCTTGTGTGAAGCAGAGGAAGCGGTCAAAGCTGGAGAGCTGACACCGCATGAAGTGATTAACTGTTTTGCAGAGGCAATGACAGATTGGCACTCATATTTTCAGAACAGTGCTGACATCTATGAGCGTCTAATTGATGCAGTCATCTCACGCTACCGAAACAAGTAATTTCGTTGCTCATGAACCCTGTCCTGCTTGTGGATCCAGAAACAATCTCGGACGTTACGACGATGG